TGATGAATTTAAATTCAGAGTTTGTAGAAGTTAAGCAGACGGGTAAGTTATTTGATCAAATAGATATTGAGGGAATAATTGCAGAATACATTCTAACTAATTATGAACCTATAAAGCATTTTGAAACAAGCAGAATAATACACTTTAATGAGGTTAATACGTCTGGTATAGGGTCATCTATAATGGGCACATCAAGACTTCAAACTTTATCTTTACCAATCGAAAATACTCAATTAGCCTTTGAGGCCATGAATGTATTATTGAAGTCAAGAGGAATGCAGGGCATAATTAAGACTGTTAGTAAGGACGGGCAAGGTGCTTCAACACCGTTGCAAGGTGGGGCAAAACAAGAAGTTTACGATAAATTTAAAAATGATTACGGTGTATTGGGCAATCAAAAACAATTCCTAATAGTTAATGCAGATATTGAGTATATAAAAACAATTATGAACTCTGATGAGTTAGGCATTTATAAAGAGTTTCAGAATAATGCAATGATTATAAGCAATGGGTTAGGTATACCGCCTGAATTATATAAGATAAGCACACAAGGATCAACATTTAATAATCAGTCTCAATATGTTAAGAGTCTTTATCAAGATAGGGTAATACCTATGGTCGAGAACGATGACAAAATTTTTACAGATAGATTAGATTTATTAAAATATGGGTTACAGTTAAAAACAAGCTTTGATCATGTTCCGGCAATGCAGGAATCATTTAAAGAAGAGGCCACAGCACTTAATATGAATGTTAGATCAGCAGACACAGCTTATAATAATAATACAATTACATTTAATCAATACTTAGAAATAATAGGGCTTGAAGGCGTTGCAAATGGAAATGTGTATAAATATGAACGCGATTTAATAACAACACCTAAATTAGAAGTAAATGGAACACAAGAAGTTGAATAGAGACTTTATAAAGAAGCTTAAAGATAAGAAGCTAAAGAAGCTTGAAGGTAAAGAAATTATAAAAAAATAGGTATGGAATACACTATAAAACAATTTCCAGATAAGAGGTTTGTTACTAAAATGGATCAAACAAGATTCATAAAAAAACGTTTTGCCGAAATAAAACAAATGAAAATGGCTGAGTATAAAAAAAATGCTCATGCTATTATTGATAATATCAAAACAAAAGAATTTGAGCCTGAAATTGAATCAATAACAAGTGATATTATTCTTGTTAAAACCGTTATTAACACAACAAGCATAATAGATAGTCACATAGATTTACATTTACCTAAAATGTGGAATAAAACCGTAGCTGATAATCCATACTCTTATCACTTGAAACAACATGAAGCCGAATTTGAAAGCGTTATATCAAATAAAGCAAAAAATTATAATGAGTCGTTTAATTTTAACCAGTTAGGTTTAGATGTAGATTTTAAAACAGAAGCAAACATAAATGAATTTACGTTAAGTAAAAGTAAGATGCCATTTATGTTTGATGCATATGTTAATGGAGATGTAAAACAACATTCAGTAGGAATGATTTATGTAAACATTGATTTAGCTTATTATGATGAGGACAGTCAAAAACAAATGGATTTCTACGAGGAAATGAAGACTAAGGCTGTAAATCCAGAAGTTGCCGATGAATTTGGATATTTCTGGGTTGTATATGAAGCTAAAAAAAGGGAGGGTAGCGCGGTTGTCTTTGGCAGCAATAGCGTAACCCCAACATTATTTGTTAAGAATTATGAGCCGCAAACAAGCACTCAGAAAGTTATAAAGCAGCCGCAAGAAAGCACTGCAAAAGGAATAGATTATAAATATTTACTTGAAAATTTAAAATTAAAACAATGACACCAGAAGAAAAAGCACAAAAAGATTTGCTTTTACAAGAGATAAAAGCAGACGTACAGGGGCTTATTAACGATTCTCAAAAAGAGAACATTAAGAAAGCAGACCTTGACAATAAAGTAAGTGAGTTAAATGAAAAGATTGAAAAGTCTTTAGATAACGAAGGAATGAAAGCCCTTAAAGATAGTGTTGAATTACTTCTTAAAGCTTCAGCTGACAATGCAGCCGCAATAGCAGCTATGACAGAAAAAGCATCCAAAACAACTGATGAGTTGCCTAAGGATTTAAGATCAGCATTGAAGCAAGCTATTCTTGCTAAAAAAGACATGGTTCTTACTGAAAAGAATGATGATAACGGCCAGCGACTTTCGTTAAAAGATTACTTCACTGAAAAAGGTAATAAACAAACGCCGGTATTTAAGGTTGCTGTTGATATGCTTCAATCTAACATAGTACAATCAAATGTTGCTACTGTTAGACTAACAGACCTTGATCCTAATCGCGTTGGTATTCCACTAACTGTTTATCCTCACGTATTAGATTGGATTCCTTCAAGAGGTATCGCAAAACCTTATATGTCTGTACTTGTTGCTTATTCTTATGAAGACGGAGCAGGAACAAAAACAGAAGGATCAGCACCAAGCAAATCTAGTTTCTTATTTAAAACTGTTGAGTTCAAAGCTTTTACTATTGGTACTTATTTTACTTTGTCAGACGAAACTCTTGATGATTTAGAAGAAGCATTAGATGAAATTTCTATTGTTGCTCCTGATAAAATCCAAGACAACGTTGATAGTCAGGTATTAGGTGCTGTTGGTGACGACTCAACTGCTTTAGCTGGTCTTTTAACTGCGACTAAAAATACTGCTTTTGTTCCTGCTACTTATGCAAGTTCAGTTTCAGGAGCGAATTTAATTGATGTATTTACAAAAATGAAGCTTTCGGCTTTAGCTAATAAATACAGACCTGATACGATTATTCTTAACCCTAACACGATAGATAATATTGCAGCTATCAAAGATCAATTAGACAATTCAATAATGGATCGTAGAATTAGATTTGACGATATGGGAAACCCTGTTGCAATTGCTGGAATGAGAATTATATCTGCCACTGATATGGTTGAAGATACAGGCGTTGTTCTTAGCTCTGCTCAACTTATTATCGGTAAGCGTAGAGAAATGACTATGGAAATAGGATATAATGGAACTGACTTAACAGAAGGTCAAAAAACGGTTGTTATTAATATTCGCGTTGCTTTCGCAGTAAGAGATAAAGCAGGCGTTATTTATTCTAGCGGTTTAGATGCAGCTAAAGACGTAATTGATTCAGGAGTTTAATAGTATGAGAAAGTTAATTATAATGTTAATTGCAGTTCTAGGAATTGCAATTAGCGCACAAGGACAAACAAAAGCTACTGAGGTAACACCTAATGGATATATTTCTAATGAGTATTATGGATATATATTTGGCACAACTGTAGACACACTTACAAATGCAGACACTCTTACATGGGTAGTTAGATGTAAAGGTAGTCATACGCAAGATTGGAACATTAAATTATATCTTGATTGGGTTTCCGGTACTGCTGGCGGTAATTTATGGGTAACACAATCAATGGATGGAATTACTTATGTTCCTGCTGTTGGCGATACTATTACAGCAAGTTCAGTTACAGCCGATATAATGGATACTCAAACAATTAGTAAGACTGATTTTTTATATCCTTATTTAAAATTTTATTATATCCAAACAGGGACGGCGGTTACTATTCCAAAAGTTTATATATACACAAAACCTGACTAAATGAAGGGTAGATTAAGAACTGGTAAAATTATCAATGGGCGACTGGCAGAGTTATTTGTCAGTCGCGGCATTGCCGTTGAAGTAAAAGAAGCTGAAACGGATAAACCTATTGTTACTAATGATACGGCTGTTGTAAAAGAATCACCTAAACGTAAAAGAAGGACTAAGGCTGAAATTGAAGCTGATAAAAAGAAGTAGATGAGCATAATAGACCACACATATTATTCTAAAGACGTAAATCTTACATCTTATCAGATTACTAATTTGTTTGAAGAATGGCAAAAAGCTTATGAAGAGGTTATACTTAGAAAGTTGTTAGGTCATACGCTTTATACTTTATATTATGCCGATCTTGATAAAACAGGGGTAATAGATACGCCTGTTAGTGATAGATTTAAAGATTTGGTTGATGGAAAAGCGTTTGCATTTGAAGTTAACGAATATACTGTTAATGCTAAATTTCAGGGGGTAAGAAATTCTGTATTAAAACAATCATTAGTTGGTTACTATGCTTATTACATGTATAGGAATGAGGTTGAATCATTTAATTCAGGTGTAGGTCAAAAAACATCTAAAACAGAAAATTCAAATAATATAAGCGTAAGGCCTAAATTAATTAGCACTTGGAATAAAATGATTGATTGGTATGGTAGAACACCTAATCAATTAATTTGCATAGAATATTTTTTAAATAATGGTAATTATTCGCACTTTAATTATTTACCTAGTGCTTATAATTTTTTATTAGCTAATATAGAAACTTATCCAGAGTGGGTATTTGAACCGCTTGAAGATCAAAATATATGGGGCATTTAAAATGATAGATAGCAGTTATTTTGTTGATGTATTCGAAACGGTTGTAGATGATGTTAGAGCAGACTACAACCCAATTGCTACTGCTTATAACTCACCTGATAAAGAGCCTTATTATATTTATGGCCATCAATTAGAGATAACTAATAGATTGACCAAAAAAAATGATGGTTCTGAAAAGTTTGAAAAATACCCTTTAATAGCATTATTCCAAGATTTTACAGAAGATCACGGCAATCCAGACCCTCGAATTGATTATACTATACCCTTTACGGTTATTATTGTAGCATCAACAGAAAACACATACATATCTAAAGAAAGGTATGATAATGTATTTAAAACAACATTATACCCTTTATATAGACTATTATTACAAAAAATAGATAGATCACCTTATATTATAACAGATAGTGAAGAAAGAATTAAGCATTTAAAAACAGACAGATTATTTTGGGGCACAGCAGGAACATATGGAAATCAAGCCTTAATATTTAATGATAATCTTGATGCCATAGAAATTAATTTTAGTGGCCTTGATATTATAAAAACATATACTCAATGTCAATAAACAAGTACATATCAACACTTCCTGATACGAAGCGCACCTTAGATGATAGCGTTAATTATTCGTATACAAGTGGTTTGTTTGTGACAAAAAAACAATTTTCATTTTCAGATGTGCTAGACATTAAAGATGTAGAATGGTGGCAAGAGTTAATAGAAGCTGGTAGTT